CTAAAGTCTCCTTCAAGTATCACAACTCTTAATAAGAAATCTGAGATTAAACTAGATTTATCTAAGAATGGTGGCACTTTTCCACTTCCGTACCACTCCTCTGCCGTAGCATCGAATCCTGGAGTAGAAGATTTAATTGCGAAGATTGAAACGTTTTTTCTACCACTGTTCGCAAAGTTTAGGATAGTTGATCCGTTTGGTGATGATGCTGCATTAACTGTGCTATCGTTTGCATCTACTGCTTTGATAACTGCTTCGTCATCCACAAACCAGAATTTATCCTGATTAAAGAAATCTGCAACTGGTGCAGATCCTTCGGCGTGGTTACCTAGATTTGATTGTGCACTTAACGCTCTGAACTCTGCAGTTACACTGTCAGGTAAAGATAATAAGTTTAGTGCTAAAATTGGTCCTCTATCCAAGGCAGTTAAACATGATCTATGAAAATAAGATCCTTTTAACTCAAGTCCTGCATCAATATCACCAAATACCTCTTTGAAAAAAGGTACATCCGGTACAAATACCGGTGTGTTGAAAGGTCCCTTGTTGGAGTATCCAATTACCAAACGGATTGTTTCTGCTGGAATGTTGATAAGTTGACTTTTATCAAATTCTAGTCTGTAAACACCGCTTGACTTAAATTGTTGAATATTCGCTGGTAAAGCCATTTGTCTAAAATTTTTTTTTATTTAGTTATATATCCTTTAGCATCTAATTTAATTACTGGACAATATCATAAATATTAAATGAATCGCCAGATAAATTTCCGCTTATTTCGAGAGTTTCCTCGATCTTAGTTTTATATATTTCATCTATGTAATCGAAAAGCTCTTCTATCGTTTCGGAGTAATCTACAGTGTCAAAAAAACTACATGCATTAACGACGGTCATCATACAATCATCATTACCGGTTTGTGCAGAATATGTACCATTCTCGTTCCTAGAGAACATAGCCGCTTCACTAACAGTATTAGATTCTTTTATTACCATTCGACTTGATCTTATATAATTTTTTACTTTTGTAGTTAATATTCTTTTGTTATCTCGATTAATTTTAATTCCAGGTTTCTTAATCTTCGATCCAACTCTATGTGAATATCTAACAATAGTTTCTTCATCAAAATCATTTCGTGTTGGGTAAAGTGATATAAGATTATTAATAACTTCTTGTCCAAATGCATTATATTCTATTATTAGACGTAAATTTTCTTGATCAAATATACTAACACACAATTCATAAAGTATCATACTGAAATCTTTTAATGAATGTATATTAGATCTAAATAATCCTATTTGTTCTAATTTAAAAAAGTCTGTAATATCACTAGGTGACACTAGATCTCGATGATGTTTAATTTCAGTTGGTTTAATTTGAAACATATTAATTACGGTATGATCCTTTCCTACACCTTCAGCCAAATCAATTGAAAATAAATAAAAATCTTGATTTCCATCTAAATAATCCACATCAATATCAGGATCCCAACGTAATGCTGAATAATCTACACCCAAATCATCTAATGCATCTAGTTCTTTAAATACAAATTCCTTTTCGTTATTTTTTACCTTTTTCATTTCAACCGAAGAAAGTAACAGTGAGGATGCTGAAAGGAATTGATTATTATATTGTTGATTAAATGCTTCAATACTTCCTAAATTTGCGATCTCTTGTTTTTGCCATTCTTCATCTCTTCCAGGAACTTGCCACCAATCAACCCTAAATGGAGCATATTCGTTATTACCTTCAACTGCATTTTGATATATGTCATGGAATTTATTATATCCATTAGGTGTAGAAGTTATGATAACTCGTGATATCTTAGATGATGATAATGTTGGATAAACGTTCTCATAAAAAGGATTAATAATACTTGGCATAATATGAGCAAACTCATCCAGATATAATAAATGTATCGTAAATGATATACCACCAGTTTTTGTAGTATTCTGTCCGATAACTCTACAACCATTATCAAACCTCATTTCCATAACATCTTTTTTCATAATGCCTGGTTTTAAAAAGAATGGTAAGTTCTCGTAAATATGTTTGGCTTTCATAAGGATCTCTTTAGTAGTAGCTCCTTTATTTGCCATAATCATCGCATTCTTATCAAAGTTAAATAATGAATACCATGCAATAAAAATACCTGAACATATAGTTTTACCAATTTGTCTAGATGCTAATGTGATATTCCAACGATTATCTTGATATTGTCTTAGCATTTCTGCTTGATAATCTCGTAATTTAATTTTTCTAACACCCTCATCCGTCATTGCATGACAATAAGTATTTGCAAAATAAACAATATCTTTTGCACATCTTTTAATTTCTTCAACCTCTTCTTTAGAATAATCATATACAGTATTACCTTTTCGGTATGCTATATCACCTTCATAAAATGGTGCATGTGGAACTTGATATCCCATTTCAATAGAGTCAATAGCCTTTTTGACTTTCTCCTCATTCCAAACAATTCTGTTAGAATCATTATCTTTAGGGTCTTCAAATTGCTTTACTTTAAATTCACTCATATTTTATTCCTTTTCCGTGTTATCGTCAAATTCAACGTCTTGAATTTCTTCTTGAATACTTTTCATAAAATCTCGATTTCCTCTTGCAGTTAAAGTATCATCTTCGTCTTTACGTTTATTAGTAGTTAATGTACTATCACCATATATGTCAATATCATGTTTGATCTTTTTCATATTTTCTTCAGCAGCCATTACATGTAATGTAGTATGCTTCATGACCTCTAACATAGTTTTTTGTAAACCACCTAATACCTCAAACATTCTTGGCGATAATTCACCACTATCAATTGTACGCATAAGAGTTTCTATTGAATGTTCCATTTGTTGCATTTGATTAAACAAATTAGCTAGTTGCATTTCTTCAATCTTTTGCTTTATTCTAACATACTCATATTCTTGAATTACATCTTGACTTAAATATAATTTAGCAACCGAGTCCATCATCTTTTTAGCTTTGGCAATGGCTTTGTTTTTCGATTCACCGTATTGATAATCTTCTACCGAATGAAATGATGGTAAATCTCCAGATCTTGCAACTGGTAATTGATTATCTTCAGATAGCAAGTCTTCTATACTTTCTCTTGCTTCATTTTTTTGTTCGTTCATATTAATATTATTAAAAATTATCTTACTCCTTCTCTGCCCATATTCAATGGTGGAAGTGCATTGTCTATCATTATAGCATATTGATTATCTCTAACCGTGTAACGATTTAACATTAACGGTTGATTTTCTTCATTTATTAGTTTGTTTAAAAGTCTAATATTAGTTGTTTCTACCGGAGCTCCAACTAATTCATAATAAACATTTGGCTGAATTGCCTGTCTAGTAAATGGAAGAGTTTGACTAAACACTAATTCTAATTCGGTTGTTTGTTGTACATAAACAGGTTTAGATGCATCGAATTTCATTTCCCATATATTACAATTTATACTTTGGTGTTGATTGGATATATTTAATACCATAGCAAACCATTTTCTACCAACATCTCTATATTTACCTTGGATTTGTGTTGCATCTGTTGTTAAATTAGGAAACTCTTGATTCGGCCAAGGTTCTAATGAATTAGTATTAAATGTATAATCGTTTCCATTTATTTTTACATCAATACCTTTAGTCACATACGCTTTATTTCCATTGGTATCATTGTATTGTAAATTTATTTGAATTCCTTTATCTTGTGATGTTGCTCCGGTAATAGGATCTAACACTCCGTGCGATACGCCGTTTAATAATGTATCATAAAGCATTCCGTTATCATCAATATTAACATGTTTAACAAAGTCAGTGTTTTGGTATATTTCTCTGTTACTCCTAAACCACATAGTATAAACTCGATCTTCAGTTTCCGGTACATTAACTAAAGTCTTATATTTTACTGCTAACGTATCGTATTCTACACTTTTTAAATCATAAGCATATTTAGCAACTAAAGTAAAGTAATTATTAATATCATGATTTTTGATGTTCAATAATTCGTTTATATCGCTACGGACAAAATCATA